ATGGCGCAAAAGATTGTGCAGTACCAAGCAGTATTACAACTTGCCCAGGGCCAGCCTCAGCTATTTAATATGGCGCTCTTATATAGGCAGATGCTAGACGTGCTGGGTATTAAGAACGCACAGAAGCTGGTTAAGTTGGATGAAGATATGCTACCGACTGATCCAGTTACAGAAAACCAGAACATTATTGCGCTAAAACCTGTAAAAGCGTTCTTATATCAGGATCACCAGGCGCATATTACAGTCCATATGTCAGCTATGCAAGACCCGAAGATCATGCAAATTATTGGTCAAAACCCGATGGCGCAGCAGATGCAGTCAGCTATGAACGCTCATATTGCTGAGCATTTAGGCTACGAGTACCGCAAGCAAATGGAACAAGCAATGGGTATCACGTTACCCGAAGAGAAAGACGACAATTTGTACGGCGAACAAGAAAATATTCCAAAAGATATGGAAGTTCGCATATCTCAACTTGCAGCCCAGGCTTCACAAAAATTGTTGCAACAACACCAGCAAGAAGCCCAGCAGCAACAAAACCAACAGCAAGCGCAAGACCCGCTTATTCAGCTTCAGCAACAAGACTTGCAGATTAAAGCGCAAGACCTGCAACGCAAGATTGCTAACGACAAGGCGGAGCAAGCTTATAAACAAGCACAGCTACAACTTGAACAACAACGCATTCAAACGCAGCAACAAACAGCTGGACTCAACGCCGCGGCTAAAGTCCAAGCAGATCAGATGTTGCATGATAGGGAGTCCCAACGCGCAGGGCTAACAAGTGCAATTGATATAACTAAGCACATGACAAACTTGCAGCACCAACAAGGCCAACAGAAAAGCAACCTTGAGCATCAGACAAACCAAAAACGTAGCGACCATGCGCATCAACACATGGCAAACTTGATGAATCAGCAAACTACACCTGAAACAAAGAAAGGTAAAGAATGAGAGAACTCGAAACAGTAATTAACGAGATAGACAAAAAAGTTGACTCGTTAAGACAATGGGTTAGCGGAGGACAATGCGTTGACCATAACGAGTATTCAAGATTGTGCGGCGAGATTCGAGGTCTATCGTTCGCACGTGATTACGCAAACGACCTCATAAAACACTTGGAGCATTCCGACGATGACTAAAATCGACCCCTCCTTGGCAGTTGACTTAGACAGAATCTTTCACAAAACGGAAGAAGAAAAAGCTAAGCAATTACCAAGACCCGCAGGCTACAAAATCCTGTGTGCAATTCCCGAACAAGAAAAAGAGTTCGAGAGCGGTATTATTAAAGCTGATCAGACCATTCAATTTGACGAGATGCTAACAACAGTACTCTTTGTCGTATCTATGGGACCTGATGCTTATAAAGATACTGCTAAATTTCCGTCCGGACCCTGGTGCAAACAAGGAGACTTCATTCTTGTACGACCCAATGCTGGTACTCGCTTAGTCATTCACGGTAGAGAATTCCGCTTAATCAACGACGATACAGTCGAAGGTACGGTCGATGATCCACGTGGTATTAAACGTAAAAATTAAGGACCAACAAAAATGGAACAATACAAATTCCCAGACGAGATAGATCCTGTAAATAAGGGTAAACCCGATGTTGAAATAGACATTGAACTAGAAGACGATACTCCCCCCGAGGACCGTGGGCGCCAGCCTATGCCCAAAGAGATTGTTGAGAAGCTAGAAGTAGATGAGCTAGATAAATACAGCGTAGAAGCTAAAGAAAAGCTTATCCAGATGAAGAAAGTCTGGCACGATGAGCGTCGTGAGAAAGAAGCCGCTACTAGAGAGCGCCAAGCTGCTGTTGAAGCTGCTCAAAAACTTCTTGAAGAAAATAAGCGACTTAGGTCTACTTTATCTTCTGGCGAGAAAGAATACATGTCTACAGCCACTAATGCGGCTGAATTGGCAGTAGAAATCGCTAAAAGAGGGTATAGGGAGGCGTTAGAAACAGGCGAAGCTGACAAGATTATTGAAGCTCAGCAGCGTATGACTGACGCAACACTAAAACTAAATAGTGCGAAAAATTACAGACCTACTTTACAAAACCTCGAAAATGAGGTACAAATGCCACAAGTGCAGGAACAAGCACGTCCAACTGACCCCAAACTTCAGAATTGGACTGCAAAGAATCCGTGGTATGGAAGTAAAAAATCTATGACCGCTTTTGCACTCGGTGTACATGAAGAGCTTGCCGACGAATACGGTAAAGAGTTCATAGGTAGTGATCAGTATTATGAGCGGCTGGACAAAACAGTACGCAAAGCGTTCCCTGACTATTTTGAAGCCTTGGAACCTCAAACTAAAGTCGATGAAGTAGACAATGAACCCAAAACTCAGAGTCGAAGAGCGAGCACTGTTGTAGCGTCTGCAACCAGAAGCACAGCAAAGCAGCCTGTGAAGTTAAAGACCTCACAACAAGCTATCGCAAAAAGACTTGGTTTGACTAATGAGCAGTACGCCCGTGAACTTTTAAAATTGGAGCTATAACATGACCGACAAAACGAGATTGACCCGTGAGCTAGATAACCGTGAACTTACTGAGCGCCCTAAGCAGTGGCGTCCACCAGAACTTTTACCTGAGCCGGACAAACAGGCTGGTTATGCTTACAGATGGATTCGTGTTTCGATGCTGAACAATGCGGACCCCCGCAATCTTTCTTCAAGACTGAGGGAAGGCTGGGAGCCTGTGACAGTAGAGGAACAACCGAAATTCAAACTGCTAGTTGATGACAATGGACGCTTTAAAGGCAACATTGAAATTGGCGGGTTGTTACTTTGCAAAACACCTGAAGAATTCGTGCAACAGCAGCAAGATTACTACGCTGACCAAACACGGAAACAGACGGAAGCTGTGGATAACAATTTAATGCGTCAAAGTGACCCACGTATGCCGATCTTTAGAGAAGGCAAAACGCAGGTGAGCTTTGGAAAAGGTTCATAAATTTTTGGAGATTTAAATGGCATATCCTACAGTATCGGCCCCTTACGGCCTAAAGCCTGTAAATCTTATTGGTGGACAAGTTTTTGCTGGATCAACTCGTCAGTTGCCTATCCAGTACGGCTATGCTACCAGTATTTTTTACGGCGATTTCGTTGCACTAGCCCAAGGCTTCATCACACGTCAATCAGTTTCTACTGGTGGCGGTGCATCAGGCATGGTTGGTATTTTCCTTGGCTGTAACTATACAGACCCAGTAACTAAGCAAAAGCGTTTCAGCCAATACTGGCCTGCAAGCACTTTAGCTGGTGATGCACAAGCAGTTGTTTGTGATGATCCTGACACAGTTTTCAAAGCTGTTGTTTGCTCATCTGGAACTACTGTTGCATCAGCAAGCATCCCCATGATTGGCCAAAACTACCAGATGATTAACAACACTGGTAACGTCAATACTGGCGACTCTGCTAACGCATTGCTTTACTCTGCAACTTTGACTACAAACACATTCCCTGTGCGCGTTGTTGATATTGTTCGTGATACAGCTCAATCTTACTCTGCTGTTGGTAGCTCAAGCACAACTACTATCACTATGACAACCGGACCTAACGGCAACGTGTTGCAAGGTGCTGACGTAGCTTACTTAGCAACTAATGGACAGTTAATTGAAACTGGATCTTTTGTTACCGCAGCTATTTCAGCCGGCGCAACATCTGGAACTTTAAACGTAGCTCCAGCAGTACCGGGTGGCGTAACAGCTATTCCTTCCGCATCAACCATTGTGTTTACAAACTATCCTGAAGTTCTTGTTAAATTGAATTTCGGTATACATGAGTATTACACTGCAACCGCTGTTTAAGGAGTAACATAAAATGGCAATTTCACGCGCACAACTGCTCAAAGAGCTGCTCCCTGGACTGAACGCATTGTTTGGATTAGAGTACGCACGCTACGGCGAAGAACACAAAGAGATCTATGAAACAGAGACCTCTGAGCGTTCATTCGAAGAAGAAACAAAACTGTCAGGTTTCTCTGCAGCACCTGTTAAGGCCGAGGGCAACGCCATCGCTTATGACAATGCTCAAGAAGCATGGACAGCCCGCTATAACCACGAGACAATCGCTCTTGGCTTCTCCTTAACAGAAGAGGCTATTGAGGATAACTTGTATGACTCATTGTCTGCGCGTTATACAAAAGGTCTAGCTCGTGCTATGGCTTACACCAAGCAAGTTAAAGCAGCCGCTGTTCTAAACAACGCATTCAACGCTGCTTATGCTGGTGGTGATGGTGTTTCTTTACTTAACATAGCACACCCACTCGTTAACGGTGGTACTAACGCTAACACTCCTTCTACTCCTGCTGACTTGAACGAAACAGCCCTTGAAAATGCTGTTATTCAGATCGCTGCATGGACAGATGAGCGTGGCCTCTTGATCGCTGCTAAACCTAAGAAATTGGTTGTTCCTCCAGCACTCCAGTTCGTTGCAACACGTTTGCTCGATACTGAACTCCGTGTTGGTACAAACAACAACGACATCAACGCAATCAAGAACAACGGTTCTGTTCCAGAAGGTTATACAATTAACCACTTCTTGACAGCTACCAATGCTTGGTTCTTGACAACTGACGTACCTAACGGTCTCAAGCACTTCGTTCGTACACCATTGCAAAATTCTATGGACGGGGACTTCGATACCGGTAATGTTCGTTACAAGTCTCGTGAGCGTTACAGCTTTGGCTGGTCTGATCCATTAGGAATCTACGGTTCCTACTAAAAATAAATGGGGGCTTCGGCTCCCATTTTTATTGACTTTTGTATTTTTTAGTGTATATTTCAGTTATCTGGGAATTCCACCTTGTTGCCACTGGCCCAGCAGACGATGCAACGATTAACAAGGTAACTTTTGCATAAGGACATTTGTCATGGCACGTTCCACATTCTCCGGCCCAATCCTATCTGGGCAAAATCGTTTTGGCCCAATTCGTGATGTAGGTTATACAGACCTCGTTCAAACGGCCCTATTAGATTTTTCTGTAACAACACCTAACACTGCTAACTACGGTGGCGGTTCTGGTATTTTTGTTGCATCTAATAACATCCCAAACAGCATTGCTACTATTTATACTCCACAAGCTGGCGTATTTAGCAATAGCGGACCTACTAAAGCTTCTGCCCCAACTGCTGACGCTACAGGCACTATTTATCGCGGCGTAGTTTTCTATATTCCTTATTCTTGCAATATCACTGATGTGATCGTTGACGTTGGCACATTGCCAACTGATGGAAGCGTAACAGCTAATTCAATTCAGCCTTATGTTTCTAACAACTTTGCTACATCTACTGGTGTATATGCTACGATGGCTGCAATCACTTCAGCTACTCGTGGAACAGCAACTTATGTTGGCTCACAATTGCCTTATGCTAGTGCAACATTACAAGACTTCCAAAACCCACAAGTTGGTACAGATCCAGCATGGTTTGGTCAAGTTGTTGTAACACTTAAAATTACTAACACTGGCTTAACAACTCCAACATCAGGTCAAATTGAGGTAACAATGCGTTACAACCAAAATGACATGAACATTGGTACAAGCTCAGCTTACCCATACGGTAACTTTGACTAATCTCTAGGGGCTTCGGCCCCTATCTTTAACCTTTAAGGAGATTATTCATGGCAACATCGTTATCTAGCGGCGGCATAATATCGTCATCAACACGTCAAAACAAGACGGAACCATTTGACCTACAAGTAGCTCGTGGTCAAGTATATGGACATAGTGTTTTAAACATTTATGGTTATCAAACAGCGGTAGGTACATCGTTTGTGCCTGTGTGGGAAGGTAATACCTCCTATACTTTCCCGTCATCTGCTATTCAAATGCACCTTGTTAGTTCTGTTAACACTGGCGCAGATGCAACTTCGTTAATAACTATTAACGGTTTAGACGCAAACTACAACCAAATTTCTGAAAACATAAAACTTAACGGTACAACGGCTGTAACTACGGTTAAGTCTTATTTCCGTATCAACAGTATGTCAGTAGCTAGTGGCGCTCCTACTGGTAATATTACGTTAAAAGACACATCAGATACAACATTGTATGCAGAGATTGCGGCGGGTAATGGCCGCACTTTGATGGGCATTTACACTGTGCCTGCCGGATATACGTTCTATTTAAGCCGGATTGATATTAACACCAGCTTAAACGCCAACCCCGCAGGTTTTGCAACGTATCAAAACTACCAAACAAGTAGCACAGGTGTACCGACTGTTACTATTGTGGCTCCGTTTACAAACAACTACCATACACAGCGAGTAATGCCTAGGGCTGTACCGGAAAAAACAGACATTCAATTGCAAGCAAAAGTTAGTACCGGTACTGCGGCTTTGACAGTTTCGCAAGAAGGTTATCTGATTAAAAACGCAGCAGACGCAGGAAATACATAATGGCTAAGTCCCCAGCATGGCAACGCAAAGAAGGTAAAAACCCAAATGGCGGTTTAAATGCTAAGGGGCGAGCTTCTGCTAAAAAAGAAGGACATAACTTGAAACCCCCACAACCTGAAGGCGGTTCAAGAAAAGATTCGTTCTGTGCCAGAATGGAAGGCATGAAAAAGAAGTTAACTGGCGAAAAGAAAAAGAACGATCCAGATAGCAGAATTAACAAATCTCTTAAAGCTTGGAAGTGCTAATATGGGACGTTTAAATAAATCAGCTCCAGAAGGTATGGAACCTTTTAAATCTTCTGGCAAGACAAATGCTAAAGATATTGTTCCTAACCCTAAAGAAGATCTTAGTGGTATTAAAGATGATATAGAACGCATTAAAAAAGGATTAAATTCCGACGCTCAAAATAGCTGGAATAGACAGCAACAGCAAGAAGCTGGTGGGCGTTCTGTATTAAGATCAGCTAATAGAGCTGGTGCAGCTGGACTTGCTTATGACGCTGGAAATGAAATTGGTAATGCTATTGAACGCGCTACAAAAGATAGGCCTGAAGGCTCTATTGGAAAAGTAACATACGAAACTTTAAGAAATGCACATCCCGGCGTAAGTGCTTTAATTGATAAAGCAACAGCCCCCAGCGAAAAAGTAGAACTTTCTAAAGAATCTAAAGACCGCATTGCACGGGGTGATTTAGAAAGCAAGTCAATATCTGGGTCTATGCCAGGTTTAAAGTCTAAAACCGCATCTGAATCTAATTCTGGCCCAAGAGATGACATAGGTAAGCCAAAAGAACCCAGTAGCGAAAATATGCGTAGAGGTGGTAAAGTTCGCTCACATGCTTCTAAACGCGCTGATGGTATTGCATCGAGAGGACATACAAGGGGTAAATATTTATGAATGGACATGATGTAAAAGAAATGGCTGATGGAGCTGCTGTTACAACTACGTTCCTTGGAATGATGGGTTGGATGGAGCCTACCGTGTTTTTTATAACAAGTGTTTTATCATTGGTGTATTTAATAATTCGTATTTGGGAAACTGATACAGTTCAGAAGTTGGTAAAGAAAGATGCCAAGTAAGTCCAAAGCTCAACATAACTTAATGGCGGCGGTGGCGCACAACCCAGCGTTTGCTAAAAAGGTAGGTATCCCACAATCTGTTGGGAAAGATTTCAGCGATGCTGATAAAAGTAAGAAGTTCTCAAAAGGTGGTGATATGCCCAAGTCAAAAATTAACCCAAAAATGGTAGCTGCAATGATCGCAGCTAAACGTCGTCCTGCAGCTGCTCCAGAAATGGGCGCTCCTGCTCCTGCAATGGCTGAAGCTCCTATGCCACCTCAAGCTGGTATGGGCGGTATGGCCCCAACTCCTGGTATGAAAAAAGGTGGATCTATGAAAAAAATGGCTAAAGGTGGTGAAACTATGGGTCCTAAAACTATGTCAGAAGACGTAGAAAAAGGATCAAACAAACATGGTAAATTCGGTGAGTCCAAACTTCAAAAACGTGGACATACTCGTGACCTCGAAGAAAAAATGGCAGGTAGCGACACCGGAATGAAACGTGGCGGCAAAACTGTTAAGAAGATGGCTTCTGGCGGAACAGCTTCAGCTCGTGCAGATGGTATTGCTCAAAAAGGCAAAACCCGTGGTAAATTTTGTTAAGGAGTAATTATGGAACGCGAAGTACCAATGATGAAGGAAGCAACTCCAGCTCATACACATAACGTGCATATGATGGAAAAAATGGAAGACGGTGGTCATGTTCACCATCACAAAGTATACGGCGAACATGCTGCTGGTCACATGAAACACCACGAGCACGTCAAAGCTATGTGCGGTGGTGGAATGGCTAAAAAGAAATGATGGCCAGCCGTGGGATGGGTGCAGTAAATCCGTCCAAAATGCCTGATAAAAAGAAGATTGTTCGAAAGGACAATCCAAATGATGTTGAGGTATACAAAAGCGGCGGACCTATCGGACTTTATGCCAATATCCATGCAAAGCAAGACCGGATTAAGCATGGTTCAAAAGAAAAAATGAGAAAGCCAGGGGCAAAAGGCGCCCCTACTAAACAAGATTTTATTAAATCAGCCAAAACAAGGAAGAAAAAATGAGTTTACTCAAACACATCGAAGCAAACGTTGAGCATTTATATGCTTTGATTAAGCATGTAGCCGCTTCTCAAGAGGCTGCTCACGGCGCAATAACTCAAGAAACTCAAGCCTTATTGGCTAAGTTGGAAGAGCACCTTGATATTGCACAACCTGCTGCTCCAGTAATTGAAGGCCCAGTAGTGGCTCCAGTTGCGACAGTAGAAGCCCCAGTAATTGTGGCTGCTCCAGTTGTAGCCCCAGTAGTTGAAGCTCCACAGACTGTTGCTCAAGAACAATCAGCATCTAATAAAGCCAATTAATAATGGCACAAACATCTGGAACCACAGCGTTTAATTTAGATCTCACCGAGTTAGTCGAGGAGTCGTATGAGCGTTGCGGTCTTCAGATGCGGTCTGGATACGACTTACGCACGGCGCGTAGGTCAATAAATCTTATGACCATTGAGTGGTCAAACCGCGGTATTAATCTTTGGACTGTTGAAGAATGCGTAATCCCCCTAGTTACGGGGCAAGCCTTTTACAATGTTCCAGTTGATACTATTGATATTCTTGATCTTGTAACCCGTACAAGTAATACTAGCCCCTCTAATCAATCTGACATTAATTTAAGCCGTATTAGTGAAAGTACCTATTCCACTATACCTAATAAATTAACGACTGGGCGCCCAATCCAAGTTTGGTATAACCGCCAAACTGGCAATTCAGACACAACAACTATAACTCTTGCAAGTACTTGCCTTGCAACAGACACGACTTTAACATTAAGCACTACCCAGAACTTACGGTCTTCTGGGTATATTCAGCTAGATAATGAAATTATTGGGTACGCTAATATTAGCGGTAACCAAATTGTTAACTGTTACCGTGGTCAAAACGGAACAACCGCTGCAGCGCATACTGCAGGTGCAGTTGTAACAATACAATATCTTCCTAACCTGACCGTTTGGCCCACGCCAGATTCAGGTGGTGGCCCATACACACTTGTATATTGGCGCATGAGGCGTATTCAAGATGCAGGCGGTGGAGTAAATATCCAGGATATACCGTTTAGGTTTATTAACTGTTTTGTGGCTGGGCTTGCTTATTTTATAAGCGTTAAAAAGCCTGAAGTTGACCCAAATCGGGTAATGATGCTTAAACAAGATTACGAGGATCAGTTTAATTTAGCGGCTACTGAAGACAGAGAAACTGCCCCGATTCGTTGGGTTCCTAGGAACATCTTCTATTCGAGGTAGCCATGCCAAGTAAGTATTCTTCTGGCAAGTTTGCGATTGCTGAATGTGACAGATGCGGTCAACGATACAAACTTGTAGAGCTTAAAAAAGAGACAATAAAAACCAAACCTTATTCGATTAAAGTTTGCAGAGAATGTTGGGACCCAGATCATCCACAACTACAATTGGGTATGTATCCAGTTAACGATCCGCAAGCGGTTCGTGAGCCAAGACCTGATATAAGTTATTATGGTTCCGGTAACAGTGGTTTGCAAACCCAAAATGGCGTGCTAAACACATTGAATGAAGTTGGGTATCCAGAGACTGGAAGTCGAGTTATTCAGTGGGGCTGGCGTCCAGTAGGTGGGGCTAGTGGGTTTGATAGAAAGTTAACGCCAAACTATTTGGTTGCAAATGGCACGGTAAATTCTGTAACGATAACGTAGGAGTAGAAAATGGCTAAAAAACATGAAGACGAAGCAGAAGACAAAAAGCTTATTAAGTCAATGCTTCAAAAAGAAGAAAAGAAACTTGGCGTAAAGAAAATGGCTAAGGGCGGTGTAACAGGCAAAGCTATGAAAGCTATGGGCCGTAATCTAGCACGTGCACGCAACCAAAAACCTGGGAGCAAATAATGGCTACTAAAAAGTTTAATGGCCCAGCATCTGAGTATGCGCCGCCACACAAAATGGATGGTTCTGCTTTAGAGCAAAAAGACATTGGTTTCTCTGTTGAAATGCCAACCCGTAAAAATTGGACTCCACTAAACGGTGGTGTTTCTATTGGTCACAACGATATGGTTGAGACAACAGGAATTGAAACTCGTGGAAATGGCGCTGCTACTAAAGGCAGAATTGCTAGGGGGCCAATGGCGTGAACTACGAGACGTTATACAACACGATCCAAGCGTATGCTGAGAATACGGAGTCTTTGTTTCTTTCAAATATTCCTATATTCGTTCAGCAGTGTGAGGAGCGTGTGTATAACACGATTAATTTTGCCTCACTCCGTAAGAACGTAACAGGTACTTTAACCGGCGGGAATCAGTATTTATCTTTGCCATTAGATTGGCTATCTACTTATTCAATAGCTGTTTATACGTCTGACTATACGACTGTACCTTTTACTTATCTGCTTAATAAAGACGTTAACTTTATTAGAGAAGCTTATCCTAGCCCAAATGCTACTGGTGTTCCTAAGTATTATGCGATATTTGGCCCTCAGTACGGCAATGCTAATGAGTTATCTTGTATTCTTGGTCCTACCCCAGATTCTACAAATACTTATAACGTAGAACTGCACTATTTCTTTTATCCGCCCTCAATCGTTCAAGGCATTATTACTGGCCTTGGATCGGTAACTGCTGGATCTACATATACTCCTGGTCTTTATCAGAATGTACCGTTGTCTGGCGGATCTGGAAATGGCGCTTATGGAGATATTTTGATCGGTTCTGGCGGAACGGTTTCTTCAGTTACTCTGCAAAATGGTGGTAACTTCTACCAGGTAGGAGATACATTGAGCGTATTGTCTACCTATGTTGGCGGCTCTGGTTCTGGCTTTTCCGTTCCAGTTGCAACGATTAACAACTCAACTGGCACAAGCTGGTTGGGGGATAACTTTGATCCCGTGCTTTTATATGGATCTATGCGCGAAGCAATGCTATTCATGAAGGGTGAGCAGGATATGGTTAAGTACTACGAAGATAAGTACTCTGAAGCACTTCAACTTGCTAAACGCCTTGGTGATGGACTTGAGAGAGGCGATGCGTACAGGGATGGTCAAACAAAGCTCAATACAAATATTAAAGGTAATGCTGCTATATGATCGTCCAAACCCAAACTACCCAGTTTAAATCAGACTGCTTAAACGGTCTGGTTAACTTTACAACAAGCTCTCCTTATACATATAAGGTTGCTTTGTATACTGGGTTAGCTACTCTTGGCAATACAACTTCAACCTATTCTGGAACTTCCAATGAGGTTGTGGCTACTGGTTATACAGCCGGTGGAAATACAATCACAATCTCCCAAAACCCAAGCGTAGATTTAGCGAATAACGTAGCATTTCCTTACTTTAATAATGTGACCTGGACGGGCGCAACTATTACAGCTAGGGGCGCTTTAATCTACAATGCGACTACAGGAAACTCGGTAGCAGTTTTAAATTTTGGCAGTGATATTACTATGAGTAACTTCACAATAACTTGGCCCGCAGCAACTTCATCTACTGCTGTTATAACAATTTCTTAGGAGTCACAATGGCTAACGAAGTACAAGGATGTGGAGATTACGCAGTAGCTACGCTCCATACAAATGCAAAAGCAGAAAACCCAATTGGCTTAGAAGGCTTTTGGACTATGACTTGCCGTGACGCAAGCGGTAATGTGAAGTGGGAAGAAGGGTTTGAGAACCAGGTTGTACAGGTTGGCAAGATTCTAATGATGAACACCACTTTGTATACTGCTTCAGGTTATACGCTTGTTGGGCCTTATCTTGGTCTTATTGCTACAAGTACAGGGTATTCACCTACAGACACAATGTCTTCTCATTCAGATTGGACAGAGTTTACGAACTATACCGTTGGTGGTTCTGCCGTTCGCGGCACAGCAGTGTTTGCTACTGCTACAGGCAATAACGTAACGACTTCAGGCTCTAACATTGTGACGAGTTCTGCAACGGCTATTACTTACACAATCACAGGTTCTGGCGGTACGATTACAGGATGTTTCTTGGTTACAGGTACAGGCGCAAGCTCCACACAAAGCTCAACAACTGGAACTCTTTGGAGTGCAGGTGGGTTCTCAGTAGCTAAAACAACAACCGCAGGTGATACTGTAGCAGTTACATATTCGACCACTGCCACGTCTTAAGGATTATGAATGGCTTTTGTAGTTGCGGATCGCGTTCAGGAGAATGGCACTGTAGCCACGGGCACAGGCTCGGTTAATCTATCGGGCGCAGTAAACAGCTTTCAGACATTTTCTAACGGGATTGGTAACGGCAACTCCACTTATTACACAATCGTAGATCCTACTGCGGCTACTTGGGAAGTTGGAATTGGTTCTTATACTTCCTCTGGTAATACGCTATCTCGCACAACGGTGCTGTCTAATAGTTCAGGAAACACTTCACTGATTAGTTTTAGCACATCAGATACACTGACGGTGTTCTGTACATACCCCTCTGAGTTTTCTGCATATTCAAACGTGCCGGATCAGAGCGCATACTTTCAATCTTTTATGATGGGCTAACATGACCACATACGCAAATACATCCTATGCCTATAAGAACGTTGGTACATCAGCGGTGGCGGTTATTTCTTCGATTAGTTCGGGCACAGTAGCTATTGCCAGTTTGATCGTATCTAATACAACAGCATCCCCCATTACGACTTCTGTATATATTACGCGTTCAGCGGTTAATTACTATTTGGTCTATCAAGCCACTGTTCCGGCTGGCGGCTCTCTTGAGGTGATTCAGGGAAGCAGAGTAGTACTGATTGCAAGTGATGCCTTGTATGTGCAAAACGGCACGGCTACTTCTGGCGATGTGTGGATTAGCGCCCTTACCGCAATTTAAGGATTAGTTGTGTATATAGGCAATACCCCAAACAACCAAGCTTACACACCTGCTGTAGACTTCTTCAGCGGGAATGCCTCGACCACAGTTTTTACACTGTCTCGTCCGGTTGCATCTACATATCAGATGTTAGTGGTAGTAGCTAACGTCACACAGAACCCAGGATCAGCTTATACAGTTTCAGGCAATACGATTACGTTTGCTTCTGCACCCCCAAGCGGTACAAATAATATTTGGGTTCAGTACACGAGCTTACTTGTACAGGTTATTGTTCCTACGAATTCATACCAGGTAACAGGGCCGGTTTACACAGGCACATCTGCTCCTTTGGGCGGCGCTACAAACCCAATTACAGGTAGTACCGGATCAGCTAATAACTATATCCAAACGTACATCTATAACACTTTTAACGGTGCGAATAGTTCTGCTGATTTTTCAGCATACCCAAATAACGGTAATGACGCATCGGGCTGGGTGGACATGGGCATTACCAGCTCAACATATAACAATTCAAGTTATACGACTACAGGTGCTAATGAAGGTTATTTGTTGATGTCCGCTCCAAGCGGATCAGGAACTACGGGTAATTTAGTTATTGCTACTGACAGCACAGGGACATCTAACGCCATTCAGTTTTACACTGGTGGATTTGGTCAGGCTAAATCTGCATATTCTGCACAAATAACAAGTACAGGCGTTCAATTAGGCTCAAGCAAATATATTACTTTTTCAGATACAAGCACACAAACATCTACTTCATTAGGATATAGTCCTCAAACATGGACGAGCGTAACAGGAAGTAGGGCACTTGGTACAACTTACACCAATTCAACTGGAAGACCCATATTTGTTTTTGTAATGACTGGATCTAATACTGTAGGATATGCAACAAGTTTAACGGTTAGCAGTGTTGTTGTTTTTACAAGTATGCAAGCTCCTACAACAAATTATTTTGGTCCGGTTTGCGGAGTTGTTCCAGTCGGTGCTACATATAGCGTGGCTACGAATGGCGGTAGTGGCGCACTTAATACTTGGGTTGAATTACGATGAACCACTATATAACACCTGATAATAAAACTTGGGGGTTTGATGATACGCAGGTATCGCTTATACCGTCAGATGCGGTGCTTATTCCTACATCATTTACGTTTGATAAGTACCCGTATTTAACATTAGTTAACGGGGAAATTGTGTATAACCAAACGCAACACGATGCAGATAAGACAGCATTGCAAGCATTAATTACAACAGCAGCATCAACAAGAGCGTCAGCAATGGCCAAACTAAATGCGCTTGGCATTACAGCAGATGAGATCAAATCTATACTAGGTTAAACCATGCCACTCTCAACAATAGACAATACAGGTTTATCCCAAAGTCAGATCATAACGGCTGTTAATATGCCAACTGGGTCGGTGATTCAGGTTGTGCAGGGTACTATAGGAGGAGGACTTACTACATCCTCAACATCATTTGTTTCATTAGGATTAACAGCTTCAATTACTCCACAGTTCTCAACAAGTAAGATATTAATAGCTGTAACCTTAGTTGATGTTAATACGCCTGGGGCGGGTGATTATGTTTCAGCAACTACTTATAGAAATTCTACAAATCTTGCTGGGGGTTCAGGTATTACTCAAAGTTTTGGGCTTTTATATTCACCAGGAAGCTCAGTACAAAGTAATTTGTCTTGGCAATATTTAGATTCTCCTGCAACAACTTCAAGCACAACTTATACTGTATATTGGGGTGTTAATGCAGGTACAGGAACTATAAATGCCAATGGGCAAACATCAATAATAATACTTAAGGAAATTCGCTAAATGTACATTGGAAATCAACCGTACCAAATAGCGTTCGTAGTAGATACGTTCAACGGGAATAACTCAACTACTGTTTTTACAATGTCTGTTGCACCTGCGAACACTGCGTCCGTCTTGGTGGTTGTATCAGGTGTCGTTCAAGATCCGAGTACATATTCAGTATCAGGTACAACGCTGACCTTCTCGGGCGCACCGCCAAGCGGAACAGGAAATATATCAGCCAGGTATTTAGGCATACCTGCGTCTAATGTCACAACAACGGCTTACAGAACAGTAACTAACTTTACTGCAACATCAGGACAGACTACATTTACACCGCCTAGCTACACAGCAGGATTTATTAACGTATACAGAAACGGTGTATACCTGCCGACCCCAGACTACACAGCGACCAACGGAACTACGGTAGTTTTAAACAATGGATGTACAACAGGGGATACGGTAACGATAGAGAGCTTCCTGGTTAGCTCAGTTCTTAATGCTATTCCTGCTACTGCGGGCGCGGTGACAGGTTCTTATATAGCTTCAGGCGCAGTTGGGTCTAGCCAATTAGCATCTAGCCTGTCTTTAGTTACTCCATCTATGACAACGCCAACTGTAACAAGCGGGTCAATACTTAATAGTAGTGGAAGACCAATGGCGGCACAAACAGGCGGAATACTGCAAGTTGTAACAGCTAATATAAATGCAAGGTATTCTAGTAGTAGTGCAACTTTTGCAGGAATTGGGCCGACACTATCTATTACGCCAAATAGTACGAGTAGCAGAATATTTTTGTTTTGCTCTTTAAGTGTTCAAATGAACGCATATACATACTTTACATTTATGCGTAATGGAACTAATGTTTCTGCTGGTAATGGAATATTCACGGATAGTTTTACCGTTAATAGAAATTGGACAAATACCTCATATAATTTTGTTGACTCACCTGCAACAACCTCTGCAATATCTTATCAAATTGGTTTAGCAACAACTTCCTCAACGGTTTATTTAAATGACTATAGTGCTACTAACTTGAACCAACTTATTGCTATGGAGATTGCAGGATGAGAATAATAAGAAAACATGATGCAATTGTATCTTTAATACCTGGTGCAGAACTTATCATGGAAAATGATGTTGTCGTTCAATGGATTAAGCCAACTGAATGCAATTTGACTGATAAACAAATAGAAGATGAAATAGTTAGGCTACAAGCCCAAGAAACTGCTAATGAACAATCCCAAGCAACGGCTAAAGCATCTGCAATATCTAAGCTAACAGCACTAGGACTAACCTCTGCTGAAATAACAGCTTTGACTGGAGTAACAGTATGACCAATGCAGTATACATAGCATCTGTATTACCCGGTGTTTACGGACAAGCATTTACATCCAGTGGAACATTTACTATACCGACAGGAGTTACAGCACTCAAAGTTACTGTTGTTGGCGGTGGCGGTTCTGGAGGTGGCCCTATTGCTGGAAACCAAGGTGGAGCTGGTGGAGGAGCTGCAGGTGCTGGAATTTCTTGGCTTACTAGCTTAACTCCTGGAAACACAATTTCTGTAACTGTTGGATCGGGTGGTGCATCGGTAAGCGCAGCAGGTGTTTTTGGAAACTCAGGGACTAGTTCGAGCATTTCTTCAGGAACTCAAACTATTACAACTATTACTGCCACTGGTGGTACTGGTGCTGTAAGTGCTTATGGAGGGGGACCTGGTGGAACTTGTTCAAATGCAACGTTAAATATTCCAGGTGGTGCGGGTGGTTCAGCAGTTGGTACGAACTACAACGTGGCGGGATTAGGTGGTGCAAGTATTTTTGGTGGCGGTGGTGGCGGTGGTGGTAACGGAGGAGGTGCGGCTGGAGGTCTAAACTATGGCTCTTCAAATGCTTATGGGGCTGGTGGAGGAGGCGCATTCAATGCTACTTATCCAAATTCACAGCCTGGCGGAAATGGTATTGTTATATTTGAATGGTAACCAACACACTATATAAGTAAGGAATAACTATGTCATTAACCCAAGTTCAGCCTCAAATGTCTTTAGGTGGTCCTGCTTTTTTAGTTAGTTTAGGTACTACACAAACAATTACGGCAAACACATGGACAAAAGTTCTTTTCGATACAAAAGTATTTGATACAAATACAAACTTTAATAACACCTCAACATACAGATTTACACCTACTATTGCGGGTTACTATCAATTAAACGGTCAGGCGCAACTTGGAGGTTCCGGTATTAACGGATATATTGCACTTTACAAAAACAACAGTGTAATTATGCAAGGAAGTTCAACTCCAACAGGCTCCGGAGCAAGTTCTCAAATTTTAAATATTTCAACTTTAATGCAAGCAAACGGGACTTCAGATTTTTTTGAAATTTGGGTTTATTCTGGAGGAACTCAAATTATTGCGGGGTTAACGTATACTAATTTTTCAGGTTGTTTAGTGAGGTCTGCTTAATTGTTTGGATACGCCGCATTTGCCCAACCACCCTTTGCTTCCCTAGGGTCAACTCAGTACATCTTAACGATTACTCAGAACGTTGGGTTTGCGGATACTCCGACCATTACCGCCAATTTCCCTTTGGCTTTATCAGAGCCTTTAATCTTTACTGACTTTAACAGCGAGATTGACACTTATATCGAAGGTATCGGGGAGCCAGTATCTTTTGCCGATTCAAATACTCAGCAGTCCTCATTCCTTGAGACGCGCTCAGAGAACTTTAGCTTAGCCGATTCCAACACGCAGTCTTGGGCTTTTGTTAACTCTATCTCAGAAAACCTGATATTTGCAGACTCAAGCACCCAGACTTCAGCTTTCCTCCAGTCTATTACCCAGAACTTCAGCTTAGCCGACTCCTCAACGGCTAATGTCAACACCTCGGTCAGCATAACGGAGGCGTTTAGCCTTAAAGATTCCCCAACTATTACCGCCCAGTTTGTCGAGGCTATAACCGAGCTGCTTTCATTCCTTGACTTGAACGCCGTGGGGGGTTGGTTTAGAATCAACGATAGTCAGATAGTGACTTGGGCTGCGGTAAACGATGCACAGTCTGAGACATGGACCCAGGTAAATAGTGCTCAAAGTACATCTTGGGCGCAGATCAATGACAGTCAATCAGAAACTTGGACACAGCTCAATAACGGTCAAACAACCGTTTGGGTAAAGATAAACAACAGTCAGTAAGGACTTACTATGTCAACAACGTACTCAACATCACTAAGACTGGCCATTATGGGCACGGGCGACCAGTCAGGAACCTGGGGTAATACAACCAATACTAACCTTGGAACTTTGCTTGAACAGTCTATTTCCGGCGTCAGGCCGATCAGTTTAACGGGTTTAACTACCTATACATTACAGGCATATAACGGTACTGTAGATGACGCCAGGAGCATGGTTCTTGTGTTTACAGGAAGCCCAAGTGCTGGGGTAACTATCGTAGCTCCCCTGGTTAATAAGATGTATATTGTTGTTAACTTGTGCGGTCAGACTATAACTATGTCTGCTACAGGCGGTTCAACTACTTTAGCTATTCCTTACGGCTCGTCTGGAACTACGGCTCAGTGCTATTGCGATGCAGCAAATGCCACAGGATCTGGAGCTGGCTTTTACTCTGCACAAACAGGATCTGCCGGTAACTTTAATATCAACGGTAACCTAAGCGTTACTGGAAATTCAACGGATGTAGGCAATTTATCTGCTGCCGGGGTTTTAGGAGCTTATACTGCCGCATCATTTACAGGTGGTATTTCTGGAACAACTTTAACGGTTAGCGCCATAGCCAGTGGGGTAATATTCCCTGGTCAAAGGATTTCTGGAACCGGTGTTACAAGCGGAACCGAGATTATCAGCGGAAGTGGTACTACCTGGACAGTTAATATATCTCAGACGGTATCGGGCGGAACAACATTTACAGGCACTGCGGGGGCAACGGCTCCAACTATGCCCACTGGGGATAATTCAGTAAACATAGCTACTACAGCTTTTGTTCAAAATACTGTTACGCCCGTTGGAGTTCCAACAGGAACTATTAATATGTGGTCTGTATCTAGCCCGCCTTCTGGATATTTAATATGCAACGGCCAGGGTGTTTCTACTTCTACCTACTCTACTTTATTTGGGGTTATTGGGTATACGTTTGGCGGCTCAAGCGGCACTTTCTTACTACCTAATTATTCTGGTGCTATGCCAATTGGTGCAACTTCTGGAAGTACATCGACTTTTACTGGAAGTATATCGGGTACTACTTTAACTGTATCTGCTCTTGGAACTGGAACTATTGGTGTTAATCAAGTTTTATCTGGAGGTAGCGTAGCTTCTGGCACGACTATTACAGGTTTTGTATCTGGTACTTTTGGTGGGGTTGGAGTTTATACGGTCAGCGTAACCCAGACTTTATCTTCTACAAGTTTGACCGGAACTTTATCTGCAATTGCCTTAGCTTCTACGGGTGGTGCAGCCACAACAGCTTTGACGTCTTCTGCACAACTTCCAAGCCACGTCCATAGTATTACGGATCCAACCCATAACCACTCAAATAACTTCCCAACAACATGGGCTTCAGGTGATTCTGGTGGTATTCAGTTCTTTTCAGGAGCTACCCGTGGTAGTGTTTCTTATGGAACCAACGCTGCATCTACTGGGATTACAGGTACAAACTCAACTGGATCAAGCACTGCATTTAGTACGATTTCTCCATATTTAGGCATTTACTTCATTATCAAAACATAAGGATCAGCCATTGAATTCCTGCTTCTTTTCCAAGCTGCCAATGCCGCATTCACTGGGGTCAAAGAGTTGTGCGCTATGTACAACGAAGGCAAAGCACTTGTCAAAGATGTACAAAAGACTGTCAATGAAGTTAAACAAATAGGGAAAGAGGTAAAGGGGATATGGGGGTGGATAATAAATCTGTTTTCCCCTCCGGTGGAAGAGAAGAAAACACTGCAAGATATTAATCCTAAGAATCAGAAAAAGGAAAAGGTAAAGTTTGACGAAAAGGCTATTTACGCAGAGATTGGAGATCAGCTAGTTTCATTCTTCAAGAACTACAAAGCTTGTGCAGATGCAATTAGGACTGAAGAAGAACGGATTGAGAAGATCTACGATCCAGATGGTGAGACGTATGAGATAGCGATTCGGTTGGTTTTGGCAAAGACGCAGTTGGAGCAGATGGGTACAGATCTAACAGAATTCATGATCTACCATGTCCCCCCAGAACTAAAAGATCTTTATACGCGCGTCA